TCGGGCATATTGTAGAATCCCTCAGCGGCGTAGCAACCTTCGCAAACGGCGACGGGAGCCTTGGTAGCAGGATCGATAGAACCGGGACAAGTATTGCGAGCTTGCAACGACCAAGACTTAGCAGGCATCTTGGAGGCTTTGGACAACTTAATCATCACGATCTCCATTCATCTTGACTTAATGATACCACGGGCTGACGGGATTGTCAAGGGCCCGTGGTACTGATTAAATCAAGCTCTTACTCGGAGTAAGATTCCTTGAACAGGAAGGCAGGAGCGTTGTTACGCAGCGCAGCGCGTTCCTCGATGCGAGCCAGCTCAGCTTCCTCAGCGTAGAACTCATCGCGGATGGACTGCTGTTCCTCAGTCAGTCGCGACTTAGCCTTAGCCTTGGACTGCTTTGCTGAAACTGCGCGCATGGTAGCAAGATTCGCTTCCTTGATCGCAGCGACGTCAGCGTCAGACTTAATCACCTTAGCAGTATGAGCAGCATTGATAGCACGAACAGACTTCTCAGACTTAGCCTTAGGTGACTTGGTCTTGACAGGCTTGGGTTCAGCAGCAACCTTAGCCTTAGCAGAACCCTTGGACGCTTTGGGAGTCGCAGCGATAGAGGGAAGCGAACCACCGTTGAACACATACGCAGTAACGGCACGACCAGCGTCGCGGATAGCTTCCAACGTCACACCGGACATACGAGCATGAGAAAGAGCAGAACGAGCACGACGCTCGTTACCAGCAGCAGCGACAAGCTCATCGGGGGTGAACCGATTACCGTTGGACGCAAGCAGATCGACGACGAACTTGGCCTTAGCAGGATTGACTTTGATAGCCATGATATATTCTCCACATTGATTCATAATGAATGATAGCTGGCGCTATCGTGATTGTCAAGGGCGATTTTCGAGGTAGTGAGCAACACCGAAACCGACTAGCATGAGCGCGACAATAGCGAGCAACGGCGCGAAAACGAGGAACTCGGTGGACATTTTGCTAACTCCAGTTCAAACCCTATAATTTCATTCTAGTCGCTATGGGGTTGATTGTCAAGGGTCCCCATAGCGTTTTTTTGAACTTTTTTTGTATTATTCTTCGTTACGTTCCCAAGCTGCAATGAGCGCTTCGTAATTGATGTCGTAGGGAAGATTGAGAGTAGCGAGCTGCTTAAGGAACGTAACTTTTTCTGTTACTGTTTCAAGAGCACGAAAATCGTGGAAAATCGACGACAATTCCATCAGTAGTCCCCTATTGTCAAGATCAAGCTATAAGCGTTAAAGCTACGTTTAAGCTATAGCGTAAAGGGATTTTTCCCCTCACTTTTTTATTCTATGGGGTGTAGTCGTAGTTGTCAAGCTGAAAAGCGGCGTATTTTGAATAATTTTTTTCGCTAATGAAAGTAACACAGTGTGTTACGTTTGGGGGATGGTGCCCGCGGTCGGACTCGAACTGACATCCGAATCCAGACTTTTTATAAATAATGGTAGGCGCAGACGGACTCGAACCGACAAGCCGAAGCGGGGAATTTTAAGTTCCCGGTGTTTACCAATTTCACCATGCGCCCATTATATAGAGGTCAAACAGAAATAGAGCGGCTGGACACAAAAATCCAGACGCTTATTGTTAGAACTTGTAGTTCAAGCCGAATGTCAGGCGATCGTCCTGACGCTTGCGATCCCAATCATCGATACGACGATAGCGAGAATCAATTTCGATTGTCTTGGTGAACGCATACTTCAAACCAGCACCAACGTTCCATACCTTTTCGTCGATGGCGACACGACCACTCTTATCCCACTGGTAACCAGCACCGGCTAGAACGTATGGGGTGAAAGAACCGAATGCGAATGAAGCGACGCCATTACCCAATAGGGTATGAACGCTCTTATCCTTATAGTCGTAGGTGCCTTCAACACCAAAGCCCAACGGTCCAGCAGTAATGATGTTGGCACCACCAACAATACCTACAGTCCATGGAGCATCAGTATTGATGCCATCCTTTACAGCCCCACCAGCATTCACACCAACGTACTTGGTTGGATTAGCTAGAGCGCCAAAAGGCGAAGCAGGTGCGTCGGGCGTAGTCTTGCTAGGTAGATCCGCAGCAACAGCAGCGACTGTGCTGAGGGCCATAGCGAGAGCAACGATTGTCTTTTTCATGTTTACTCCTTAGTTGTTGAACACATTATATATTATCAGGAAAGCTCCTGCGATCAATGCCATCCAATTACAGATGACAAACGCGCCGGCTATTTCTAGCCTGTCGCGAATCTTGATTTCTATATCTTTCATTATATAGGCTTACAGAGCCCTGTCAAGATATTGCATGACATTTGTGGGCGATGTTTCGCCATACGGATCGTCTTCTGCGTCGTGCTTAAATCCAGGCTCTTCAAACCAAGCTTCTACTACACCATTATTTACGATCATAGCATAACGCCAAGAACGATCACCGAAACCTAGATTATCCTTGCGCACGAGCATACGCATCTTGTTCGTAAAGTTACCACTTCCGTCAGGAATGACCTTGACGTTCTTGAGATCCTGCTGCTTAGCCCAGCAATTCATCACGAACGAGTCGTTCACAGAAATGCAATAGATCTCGTCAATTCCCTTAGCCTTGAACTCTGGATGCATATTCTCAAATCCAGGAAGCTGATACGTATCACATGTGGGAGTGAATGCACCGGGAAGCGAGAACACAATCACTCGCTTACCACCAAAAAGATCGTAGCTGTTCACGTCCTGCCAGCGAAAAGGATTCGGTCCTTCGATAGAATCATCGCGCACGCGAGTCTTAAAGGTTACAGCAGGAACGATAGAACCAATGCGCTTCTTTGAAACATTTGCATGATACTTCTGTTGCCAATTATCGTCGTCATAATATTCATCAACCATAATATACTCCTTAGGCCTGTCGAGTTAGATAGTTAGGACGCACATACTTAGCGCCAAAATATTCTTTAACAAGAGCAATTACAACCTGGTCATCATACTCTTTGCATGAGAAAACGTCAAGATACATTGCGTTACCACCCATTCCATCATCAGGTACGAAATGTGCGCAGATGTTCGACGTTTCAATCAGCTGGACTAGCGTATAGCCAGCCTTATTACCTGAACCAAAGTTTACGATCTGAGGTTCGCCGTAAGCAACCATGTCAATATCCTTGACGAGGCGCTTCGTGAAAGCGTAGATAGTATCATAGCTGGTGATTGCTGCGTTGTCAAGTTCAGCGCAGTCGAGAATTAGATGATATCCCCAATATGCCATTTCAATTACTCCTAAAGTCGTTCGAAAGATTTACTGCTTCTTGTGTCATAAGTCCATTCGTACCATGACTCGAAAAACGCTCGTACAGCTTTCTCGTCGAACTTAGGATCCTTGAGGATATCGACGATATTGTCAGTCGTAGCTTTATTACTCACACAATCATACTCACAGCGACCAAACGTCACGATAGGACGCTTATGTAGTAAAGTTTCCATTCCCGTTCCGGAATTCACTACAACGACCGCATGTGCTCTGGGTATCAAGTCGTGAATAGACGCATTATCAACCCAATGAACATGCTTATATAGCTTGCACAGACTATTCAATGGAATCATGCTGCCTGGATTAACAGGATGTCCCTTAACGACTAGTGGCATATTTAGCTCTTTTGTAGCTTTTAGAGTTGCGTCTAGTGCATCCCACACACTTACGTCCGAATGGTACTTAATGGTTTCATCGTGCGGAATCTGACACAGAAACAGAACGAAAGGACCATCAGCTTCGATAGCGATTTTACCGACTGGAGGCTGTTTAAACTTGCTTTCTCCCGTGAGCGCGCGAATTTGCATTTGCGCGTAGAAACTGCCGAGAGGAATCTCACGATCCATATCGAAGTCGAACGGATATCGCGACGCTCCACCAGCAAATCCCTTAGAGTCGATATAGAACTGCCAAGGAAATACCGTTTGCATATAATAGCGGACTTCTGTCTTACAGATATCAGCAATAGGAAACGTATCTGATGACTTATGCGGAACGTAAACGATATCTGCGTCTAGCGATTCGACGAATTCAGACGTGAACTGCCAAAGTGGCTTTTCGATGAACTGAATCCAATCACCTTTCTTACGATGCGCTTGAAGAATACGATCACCCATTTGTTGCCAATAAAGACGAATCGGCTCAATAGGTCCACGACCTTCAGGAACTGGACCTTCCTTGAAAGTGACGTCAAGTCTTGGGAATAGAATTCCTACTTTACTCATCGCATCATCCTATCGAAATATGCTTTCTTTGCGAGGTATGTTTCGTTCTCATACTTCCTCGGTCCCTTACCAGTCCAGATCGTAGTTCCTTCCACGAATTCCCAATCCATAAATTTCGCGTCGAAATACCTAAAACGATAGTCACCCATATGTTCCTGATAAACTTCATTGATAGCTACCTGATCTAGAAACCATGCAAGCGGACCTTCCATGATACGTTCTGCCACTGCGTCGAGGAATGGAGCTGCTTCCTGCGAAACAAACACAGCTCCAGCAGCTACGCGACTACCAGCATTTTCCCATCCCTGAGTTCCAGGCAACGGATCACGAAGGAATAATCCAATTTGATCGTCATGAATATTGTAGATATGTTTCATAATTAGACAATCAGTATCGATTATAAGCAGATCTTCTTTATGTCCTTCTAGGATCATTTTTGCTGTGAGGAATCTATCACAAGCATACATAGTACGTTTTTCTTCAGCCGTTTTGCAATCAGCCCACTCGGAGCTCACACTACATGTGAAATTGCTTTGTGGCCATCCAGCAATCTTGTGATACTTAGAACTAAGATTGTCTAGAATTTGAGTGTCGTCACCACTAGCACCACACACATTGATATGGATTGAATTATCAGAAGCAGCAGCTGAAGCTACGAGCGCGGGAGCGTGATTGCGAAGATATACGGAATCGCATGAAGCAAACAGTTTCATTATCTACCTATGATGTTATAGTCGCCATATGTTTCATTTGAAAGCTGAGGAGTGTATCCATTGAGAACTGCTTCAGCTCGCATATCGTGCCATAGCTTGACTAGATCCTGACGCGGATGCTCTTCGACTTTACCAGTGAACCACTTTGGTTTCCAAGGTTGCGTACTCATTTTAGTATAGTGTAGATGCCAGATATTGTCAAGAGCTAAACCATCTCCGTCGTGACAATTCCAGCGTGGATCCAAGTCAAAGACTTGATCTGATCCAGAAAACATATTGATATATCTGTGATGTGCATCGCGATTGGGTTTCATACGGGAAACAGGCATAAGAAAATCACCAAGGCGCCCACAATCCATAACGATAACACAAAACTCGTGACCGCCAAAGCGAGCGCCGCGTCTAGCAGCCATCGCACAACCACGTAGATCAGTCGAATATAGATCAGCAATATCACGAAGATTAAGCTGATCCACATCCATGTAAATAGCACGCCCATGAAATGCACACGCCTCCGGAATAGCCCAACGGAATCCACTGAATGGCGTAGACCAACGATCTGTTTCCCATCCACCCCAAATAGAAGTTTCGTCTCTCGACTGACGCATCCAGGTTATTTCAATAGGATGCGTTGTGTGTTTCTTTAATGTGTACTCTAGCACCATTTCGGCTTCAGCGTCTTCATTGTTAGCTGATGTGCCTACGAAAATACGAATAGGTTCAATCATCACGTTCTCCTAACGAAAAACATACCAGTGCGTTGCATAAAAGGCTTTTGCATATTAGACTTCTTCAAACGAATTTCCTGAGTCGTTTCGTCGTCATAATCGAAACCGTACTTATCAAATACTGCGTGCCAGTATTCAGGAGGTTGACAGTTCACATGATGATGACCAGGAGCACCAGGACCAGCGGCAGTGCAGACAACATATTTGCAGCGAGCAAAATCCTGCATATAATTATCAAGATATTGCTCGTCGACGTGTTCAAGGAACTCTACGCTCCAACCCAAATCAAACGCGATACGGAGCGATGCAGTTTCTAGCGGAGCAGGACCAGTTGTGTAATCATGAATAAGAACCTTAGCTTCAGGTTCCTTAGGAACTTCCCAATCACCGTCGATACCTAAAGAATCGAGTCCGCGCCAGTTAGCGATTTGAACCATACCACCTGGACCGCAACCAATATCAAGAAACGACTTGATATCAAACTTTTCCATGAGATAAAGAAGCGTTCCACGATCAGTGTGTGTTTTGTTGAGATGACCCCCGAGATGCGAGGGAAGAGAATCTTGATTTGCTTGTGATGTGTTCTGGTCCACGATGCCACTTTCCATTGATATTGTCATTGATATAGTCGTCACTTTCTAAGACGCCATTGATGAATTGCTCTTTCACTTCCTCATAGTTTACACGACCTTTAGTGCTGTGTAAAGATATAATTTCTCTTCGAAAGAGTCTTTTGTCTGATTCTTTGATTTTTGCTTTGAGTACATCACTAGATCCGTAGTATGTTTTCCAGTCGGATTCGGATCGTTGACGACGCGATTTACCCTTAACTTTTCTGATAGACCAGAAGTACTTTCTGCCGATGTACTTCTGACCTTCTGGTGTGGTGATAAGGTATACGAAGCCATACGCATCCCCGATATCTTCACTATTGAATTCCTTGTTATCAAAAGTCCACGGATTATCATATGAAACCATGAACTTATATAGTTGTTACAGAAGCTCTTCGCCGTATAGATCTTCGAGCTGTTTCATAATCAATTCATATCGTTCTATCTGAGCAACAGCTGCGTCCAACTCTTCATTAGAAATTAGATGTATATTGGCTCGAATAGCTTCATACTTCTCAAGGATTTCGTTATAGCGTTCTCTCGGTGATTGCATGTCAATCTTACTTATGCAAATCTTTTAGCATATTTGGGTCTATTTTTTTCTTATCGTAGCATTTACCTTCTGTGTTAAACCAACTAAACTTGGACCAGAAGATCATAGTCTTTAATGCTTCTTGGCATTGCTGCTCTGTCTTGAACTCTAATGCTATCTTACCAGGTATATCAGTGGGAACACTGTTATGAACAACTATGAGGAACAATATCCACACGTTACACCCACTTTACTATTTCAAATGATCCATCGTGGTTTTCTACCAAAGCAGTGCACGATTCTACCCAGTCGCCGCAGTTCATATATCTAATGCCGCCAATGTCACGAATATTAGCATGGTGTATATGGCCGCAAATAATACCATTTAACTTCTTGCCTTTAACGTATTTAGATAATGTTTCTTCGTAGCTACCGATAAAATTCACAGACTCTTTTACTCTGGTCTTTAGATATGCCGACAAAGACCAGTATTTTAAACCAAACACTGTTCTTACTTTATTGATGAATCGGCTCATATCGATACTAACATCATATGCCCAACCACCAAGATGAGCAAGCCATTCTGCATTACGAATCACAACATCAAACTGATCACCATGAGTAACAAGATATAGAGAGCCATCGACTCCCACATGTACGGCTTCCCTAACCATGATAATATGACCAAATTCGTTATCACAATAGTTGCGCATAACATCATCATGGTTTCCGGGAATATAAACAATTTCAGTACCTTTTCTAGCTCTACGGAGAAGCTTTTGTACTACGTCATTATGAAATTGATGCCATATCATTTTCTTTGACATAGCCCAACAATCAACAATATCACCAACCAGATATATCTTTTCACACTCGAATGTTTTCATGAAGTCAAGCAGTTTATCCGCTTGACTCATTCTTGTGCCCAGATGAACATCTGAGATGAATACTGTTTTATATGACTTCATCTAAAATCCTTGTAGTCGTTAGTGGTGGATTTATTTTTGAATGTCACAGAAAAATAATTAGTCAAATACAACCATGTAGTTTTTATAACACCTTGCTCTTCCAATCTTCTTGGAGAAGTCGTAGTAACCATATACATATTGAACACTACTTTACCAAGATGTTGAATACGTTTGGCAGTCATGGTATCTTCGCCATAGAAAGCGATAGATGTGTCGTAACCACCTACTTCATTTAATGCTTTCTTTCTGATTATACAATTACCACCTTGAAGAAACACACCTATATGATCATTACTTAACTTCGCAAGAAGATAATATAGCTTTGTCATAAGTTTTAAACCAAAACCAGCACCTTCATATTCAAGAGGTCCAGTCACAGCTACTACTTCTTCGTTTGATATTACACTCAAAGCTTCCCATATCCACTGATCAGTTATCTTTGAGTCGGCATCTATATTAGCGATCAGCCATCCCGTAGAAGCTTCGTATCCAGCTTGTCTTGCATACACAACGCCCTTGCGAGTTTCTTTAACAACTCTTGCAAGTTCTTCTTCTGCAATTTCTGCAGTTCTGTCAGTGCAGTTATTATCAACTACGATGATTTCATAAGGAATATACCACATATTTTTTCTGATTGAACGAATACAATCTTTGATGTGTTTCTCTTCGTTGTAGCATGGGATGATGAATGAAATCATTATTCGTCTTCATCCTCTTCTAGTTCTTCAATCTTATCTTCTTCAGCGTCCGCCCCACAAAAGGGGCAGAACTGAGGGACGGCTTTCTTTCCGCGTTTTTCGTAAATGACCGTATAGTCATATTCTCCGCAAGGACAGGATAAATCTTTCTCTGTCATGATTAGATCTCACAACCACCAGCCACACAAGCCAATTCTTGTGCTCCCGTTGTAGTATCAGTTTTTTCATAATCACGCAATTTATTCCAGTTGATAGACTTAGGCATCTTAGCAGCAAACGCTTCGTATTCTTCTTTCGTGCAATCCTGATACGGTGCTTGCGCATACACGTGATCCGAGAACGGAAGGAACGAAACACCAGACATCTTGTCGAAGTGCTTATATACCCAAGCTCCAACGTCGAGCCATTCGTGTTCTTTCACAGAGATAGTGACGGATGGCTTATGCTCACACCAGTGATCCTGATAAGTGACCCAGAGTTCCAACTGCTCGATAGCAGTCATATCTGTGCGGAACACAGCGTTATCAGGCGCTTTCATGGGGAAAGAAAACACATACACATTGTTAGGACGCATCGCACAATCTTCGACTGGAACACCAGCATCAATCATGAGAGCAGCCAGTGGGTCTTTCTTATCAGCTCTAACAGTGCGTATATAATAAGGATTGTGACGAGCGTGTATACCAGAAGCAGAATCACAAAGCTGGCTAACAGTGCCAGAAGGCTTAACACAGGTAACAGCAGCAGATTGCGGAATGCCCAATTCTTTAGCAAACTTTGCGTTCGTGGCGACAGCAATTTCACGAAGTTCTGCCAATCTTTCTTCAAGTCCTGATAACTTACCGTTCGTGAGTTCATTGTCCATAATTCCTGTAAGTGACACACCAAGGAGTCGCTCTTCTTCGCAGTTTCGTTTCCACGAAGATGATAGATATTTGAAATTAGTCAGAGTCGATTGCCATGTTCCCAAGATAGTAGCAAAGTAAACTTTTTCCTTGAGAGTTTCCATCGTGTCTGTTTCACGAATAACAACTTCTGTGAGATTACAGAATTCCTTATCGCGTAGAATAATTTCTGAACAAGGATTAGTACCGAAGTCGTAGTTAGGATCACGACGGCCGTGCTTCACTACAGTAGCTCGCGCGCTCGCGCGATTGAAGATACCACGTTCACCAGACTTAGACTCGTAGAGTGACTTCCACTCTTCCATGAACAAACCGATATCCGGCTTTTCCTTATAGACCGCAGAGTTATTAGCTAACGCCCTTTGCGATTGGTCCATCCACCACTGACCAGACTTGGCAACACGCATACGATCGTCAGATAAGTCAGATAGAGAAATAAGAGCAGAGCGGCGTACACCGCCGACAACAACGATATCAGCGATTTTACAAACGATGTCATGACATTCCAATGTGTTAAGACGACGACCAGCAGCTTTCTTGAATACTTCAACACAGAACTTGAACAATGCGTCCAGAGGTTCTGGTCCAGAAGCACGACCACCGAAGGTCTTGAGTGGAGCACCCGAAGGTCGAATCTTAGACAAATCCCAACGCGGAATCTGACCGACATAAAGCATTCCGATCAATTCCTTGAGAGATTTAGCCCAACCAAGCTTGGAATCTGCTACAACGATGGTTGTGTCTGACTTATGGAAATCTTCCGAAACAACAGGAAGCTGCTCGACGTCCTTCGACTCAACAGAAAATCCTACGCCAGTTCCGTTCATGAGAATATAAAGAATTTCGTCGAATGAACGTGGGCTATTAACGGCAACATACGAACAGTTATATGCTGCGACGTTTTCGCGCTTCAGTGCTTCACCTGCAGTCATAACACAACGCATAGAAGGCATCACCTTCTGTGATAGCACTGCGTCTTCAAGTTCCTTGCGCAGTTCGCCGACATTATAAGAGTAACTTTCTCTAAGGTGATCTTCGAAGAAATCAAAGTAACGACCGATAGTTTCTTGCCAACTTTCTCTACGTCCCTCGCTCCACAAAAATCTTGAGTATCTTGATAGATGAATAAACTGTTGATAGAGGGTAGGTAGGGAATTCGACATGATTACTCCGTTTCTTTTTTTAGACGTTCTTTATCGTTCGCGGACATTGCGTCCGCGTTAACACTTTTTCCAATCTCGGATAGCTAGTTTAAGAGCTAGTCCCTTAAACGTGGATTTATTTAGCAGATACTCAATCTGCGAACTGTTCAAACCTGACAAAACAGCATCATTTATATCTTTGTATGTCCACGAAGAATTCCATATAACCATACTGTGTCCACGAGGTACAAATGATTCAACACGCTTTACAACTTGTTTATTTCTCGGCTGATTGTCAAATATCAATACGACATCCTCACCGGAAACATTATATAGCGCTCTAGCGAAGTCTGTTCCACCAGCAGCAATAGCGTTGCTCAAGAACATGCTATCGATAGGACCTTCTACGACGTATATAGTTTTTCCACGAGCTACGCGATCGAGACCATAGATCAACGGATCATCTGTGATACGAACGGTGACATATCGCAGAGACGAGTTACCCATGGCTCGACCAGTTACACCAGTCAGCAAACCATCTTCACGTCTAAAGGGAATTACAAGACGTTCATCAGAAACGATACGTCCTTCATAAGCAGGATTGAGCTGCTCGAGAACTTTCATGTCGCGAGCGTAATACAGATCATTCCAGCGTTCTTTCGGAATCTTGCGACCTTTCACATACTGCACAGCTCGATGTGTATCAGGGAGCTGATCCAGTCGAGGCAGCATGTCGTCTAGAATGATTTTAGGACGGGGAACTTCCGTCTTAGGAATGATAAAGTTATCTTCCTTACCGGCTTCAACTTTATCTTTATATGATTCTAGTCTGTACGCTTTGGCAAGACTAGCGTCAACGAGATCAATAAGTTTACCAAGATTAGTACCGACATCGCAATTATGACACTTATATATTAGTCCGCCCGATTTCTCGAACAGATAGCCACGGGTTTTCAATTTGTTCTTTTGTGAGTCGCCGCAGAACGGGCAGCGGAAATTATAGACCCTCTCAGACTTCCGCTTGAACAGCAGAAGCTTGTGAGAAATCATGTTCGCATATTTATGATCAGTGATAATAGACATAGGTTCATTATAATTAGCTCAATGAAAGTTGTCAAGACCTATTTTGCTTTCTGTTTATAATACTCTTTGTAGGCTGCTATGACTGCGTTCTGATTCTGAATGTATTTACGCAGCTCAGCGATATTCATACTAAGATTCTGATAACCTTGGGCTGTCAATGCGTAGTAGACCACGTCTTGCTTACCCTCAAGATCTTTCATCTTTTGCATGAAATTTTCTGGCGTGATGATTGTCCATGTCATTTCTTGCTGGACTACAGGAGGAGTTGTTGGTAGGATAAGTTCAGCCTTTTCAATCAGAACAGGCTTATCTAGAACCTTAACTGTTTCGTTGCATCCAGTCAACAAAAGACCACAGAGTGCGACTAGAGCTATTCTCATTTCGCGGCCTCCTTCTTGGGAGTCTTGGTCTTTATAAGATCAGGACATATGTTATTC